TACCTTTAATAATGCACTGTATACTCAAAAAGATTTAAGTGAATATATTACCGCTAGTGGATTCTTTACCCAAACACTAGATTCTTTATACTTGAAATATTATATAGGAAACTATACATTTTATCCTCAAAGATTGTCAGACAGTTTGTTGTTAGACATAGGTGCCTCTGGATACTGGGAAGACTCAATTCCACTATCATATTTTGGAAGATACGTAGAAGACAGAAATAAAAATTCATACTATGACTTAGATTTATTACAATACAACATAGAAACACCGTCATCTCCAATTTTAAAAAAAGATCAATACTATCTAGATGGAGGATCATCACAGTCTTCTAATTTTAAATTTTGGTTCGATGATGGATTCTATGACAAAGAGGTAGATGATGTAGACCTAGAGTTTGACGGAGGAGGTCCATCAGCATCTACAACTTACTTAACAGACCCACAACTAGACTTAGCATTTAAAAACTATTCTAAGGAAAACTACTTTATAAAGTCATATGTAACATTACAAAATTTTGCAGATGTAGGAAAGATACCATATTCTCAATACGAATTTATACAAAGAATTAATGGAGACAGGGTACTAGATTTTGATTCTGAAACTATTCAAGATTTTAATACCACAAAGTACGAAGTAATGGATAGAACTGTTATATTCCCACCCAAAGAACTAGTTGACTTTAAAGACTACTACATAACAGTCCATATTGAACTACAAACTAATGGCTTGATAAATAATCCTATCCAAATTAAAAAAATGTCTCTTTCATCGCTAGCATATGATGAAAGTTCTTTTTATTCAATAAGTAGCCCAGATGGATACAAACTATATCCTTTTAGTAGATATGATAAATTTTATGTTTACAAAAATAAAAATCCATTTGTTGTCTATAAAGACTCTACGTCATACATGTATACAACTGCAGACTCAGGAATAAGCGTATTACCATATGATTCATCTGCAACAAGGGGAATAACTGTTCCAATAAACCAACAGCAAGCAAGCCAGTATTTGCTAGGTGGAGTTCAATTTTGGGGATTCTACAACAAGGACTATACAATAGAGCCTACCCAGGCTATTGCACAAATAAAAACATACCTAAAAACATACACCCTATACCTATCCCCAGAATCAAATAGCCTTAGAGGCAAGGTAGAGGTATATGACGAAAATAATATAAATGTATCTAATGATTTAATATTTTATCAAAATGGTAAGTTAGTTGATGATATCTACATTACCCCTTTAACTTGGAATTCAATACTTATAGTATTTGATCAGGGTGAAGATTTAGCAAACTATGTTGGACAATTTGAAGTATATGAGGGGCTCATGGTTAATAATATGGCTTTTTATAGAAAGTCAAATGAAGCAGTAGGAAGAGAGTTTATCTTAAATGACTGGGTTGACATTAGCACAGAAACAACATGGCAAACCTGGGAAGACGCACAAAACTGGTCAAGCATAGAAGGACAAGTAGAAGAACTTAGGATCAATGTTGATGGAACAAATATATATGAGTCTACTTTTGGAGTTGCTAGTGTAGTTTTAGATGATACTTCACAACTAAATGTAAGTTCTGATAGCGTAGTTGTAATTACTGGAACAATTTGGGAAGAGTATAGCCAAAAACCAGTATAGTATGGTACAATTGTGTATATGAAAAATTACGGTGATCCAAAAAATGGCAAAAGTAAGTTAACAGTCTTAAATAAACAACAAAAATATGGCATATATGTGTGGCAAATGGATAAGAATGGCAAAGCATTTGGAGACGGTAGAGGAAATGTTATGAATATACCTGGCCATCCATACGACCTTGAAAAGATGGCTAAGGTAAAACAAGCAGCAGAATACTACGGAGCACCAGCAGGAAAAGTAATTTTTATGCCAGGAATAAGAAGAGTATCCGATGCTGAGTACTCAGAACAAGTTCAAAGAATGAAAGAAGGATACATTGCAAGCGAAACAGATATCGGTGCATGGATGGATGCAGAAAGAGGTTTAAAGTCAAATGGAGAATGAAGAATACGAATACGTTGCTAGAATAGATAACCTAGACAGAATGGAAAAGCAACAAAAGTCAGACGACTTCATGATTGATGCTGAAGTAGCAAAATCATATTCTGGGCTAGATTCAAATTTTAAACGCAGAGCATCACGCTCAATAAACAAAGTTTTTACAGGACAAGATAACACAAAATCAAAACAATTATTCCCAGAAATGGATATTGTTACAGCATACGGACTATATGATGTTGTTGTTCCTCCATATAATTTAGATGAACTTGCTTGGTTTTACGAAAACTCATTTGCAAACCATGCTGCAATTAATGCCAAGGTATCAAACATAGTTGGCTTAGGATACCACTTTGAAAATACAGATGCTACAACTGCTAGATTAGAAGAAGCAGAATCAGAAGAACAACTGATGAGAGCACAAAGAAAACTTCAAAGACTAAAAGCACAGATGACACAGTGGTTAGAAGATCTAAACGATGAAGATACATTTAGCCATATATTAGAAAAAGTTTATACAGATGTTGAATCAACAGGAAATGGATATATTGAAGTAGGTAGAAAAGTAAATGGAGAAATAGGCTACATTGGCCATATTCCAGCAACTACAATTCGTGTACGCCGTATTCGTGATGGATATATTCAAATAGTTAACCAAAGAGTTGTATTCTTTAGAAACTTCCAAGGAAAAGAATCAAATCCAGTAACTACTGATCCAAGACCAAATGAACTTATCCATATCAAGAAATACTCTCCAAAGACTTCATACTACGGAGTGCCAGATACAATTGCATCATCAGTATCAATGGTAGGAGATAATTTAGCAGGTAGATATAATATTGACTACTTTGAAAACAAAGCAGTTCCTAGATATATAGTAACCCTAAAAGGTGCTAAATTAAGTTCAGACGCAGAAGATAAGTTATTTAGATTCTTGCAATCAGGACTTCGTGGTCAAAGTCACAGAACTCTGTATATCCCACTTCCAGGAGATACAACAGATAGCAAAGTAGAATTTAAGATGGATCCTATTGAGGCTGGAATTCAAGAAGGATCGTTTGAAAGATACCGTAAGTCTAATAGAGACGATATCTTGATGGCACACCAGGTACCTTTCTCTAAAGTAGGAGGGGGTGCTGGAGTTTCTATTGCCTCTGCTCTCGCTTCTGATAGAACATTCAAAGAACAAGTTGCTAGACCAGCCCAAAGAAACCTAGAAAAAGTAATCAATAAAATTGTTAAAGAAAAAACAGATATTTTACAATTTAAACTAAATGAACTTACCTTAACAGATGAAACTACTCAAAGCCAAATAGATGAAAGATATCTAAGAATGCAGGTAGTTGTTCCTAATGAAGTAAGAGAAAGACTTGGTTACCCTTCAAGACTAGGGGGACAAGACCCAATTGTTTTGGGTGCTCAACAAAGAGCAGAACAAACAGCACAAGCAACTGGAAACAGAAGCAGGGATCAACAAAGAACTGACAATGCTAGTGATTCTCCTTCAACCACCACTGGACGAGGTCCAGGTGGCGAGGGTAGAACCGTATTATAACAGTTTTTAAAAACCCTTATAAATACTAATATAATGGAAGTAGTATGACTAATTTGCATAAAGCATTTTGGCACTCTGAAGATAACTCTATAAAGTTATCCATGCCAATCGCTAAAGTCGATAAAGAAAAACGTATGGTTTCAGGGTTCGCAACCCTAGACAATGTTGACAAGCAGTCAGACATTGTCCCAACAGATGTTAGTATTAAGGCATTTGAAAGATTCCGTGGAAATCTAAGAGAAATGCACATGCCTATCGCAGTCGGTAGAGTAATGTCATTCAAAGCAGATAAATTTTATAACAAAGAAGAAGATAAGTTTTATAATGGGGTGTATGTAGATGCTTACATTTCTAAAGGTGCTCAAGACACTTGGGAAAAAGTTCTTGACGGTACTCTTTCTGGTTTTTCTATTGGCGGTAGTATTAAAGATAGTGAAGATCAATATGACCCCCAGATGGATAAAGCAATTAGAGTTATTAAAGATTATGACTTGAGTGAATTATCTTTAGTAGATAATCCAGCAAATCAATTTGCAAACATTTTATCTATTCAAAAGAAAGAAGATGGAACTAATGTTGTTGATGGATTTTTATCTAAGATGACTGTTGAAAATGTATATTGGTCAAAAGATAATGGATTAGTTAGACTTTCTAAAGAAGAAGATCCACGTACAGGTGAATTACTAATTGGATTTGTTGAAACAACAGATACAGAAAAAACACAAAGAATTAAAGACTTATTAAAAGAACATGGTGCAATCACAAACGAAATGACACCAAATAAAAATCCACATTCAATGGATGATTGTGAAGATCCAAAAAATTGCCCAGATCATATGGCAATGTGGCATGATAAAGAAGAAAAAGAAGAAATGGGTAAAGCAAGTAATGTTAGAGTTGGCGACATGGTATCTTGGAACTCAAGCGGTGGTACTGCAAGAGGAAAAGTTACTAGAGTCGTTCGCAATGGAAAAATAAAGGTTCCAAATAGTTCTTTTACTATTACAGGAACGCCAGAAGATCCAGCAGTTGCTATTAGGGTTTACAGAGATGGAAAACCTACGGATACAATTGTCGGACACAAGATGAAAACATTAAGAATGAATTCATCAAAATCACTTGATGGGATGTCAATTGATAATTCCGTAAAGGAGGGGAATAATATGGCAAATACAGAAAAAGAAGTAACTAAGGCAGTTGAAGACGAAGTAGTCGTTGTAGATGAAATCGTTGAGTCTGAAACAGCAGAAGCAGAAGTAGCAGCAGAAGCACCAGCAGAAGCAGCAGCAGAAGCACCAGCAGAAGCAGCAGCAGAAGCACCAGCAGAAGCAGCAGCAGAAGCACCAGCAGAAGCAGCAGCAGAAGCACCAGCAGAAGCAGCAGCAGAAGCACCAGCAGAAGCAGCAGCAGAAGCAGTTGAAAAATCTGATACTGTAGTTGAAGATGCCACCACTCCTGCTGAAGAGAGCAAAGATGCTGACTTGGCAAAGGCTGTTGAAACAGTCAAAACTTCTGTTGAAGAAGTTAGCAAGTCCGTTACTGCAGCAGTTGGAGATTTAGTGGCAACTGTAAAATCAATTAATGATCAAATTGCCGAATTGCAAAAAAGCGTTGCAAAAGTAAACGAGGAAGTTACAACAATGAAAAACAACGCAGAAGAGTTTGGAAAGCGTGTTGACTCACTAGAAGATGATACCGCTATCCGCAAGTCTGGCGACCTCGGCGGGGTCGTGCAGGAAAACAAAATACAAAAAAGGTCGATGTGGGGCGGGCGTTTCCTCAATTCCGCTGACCTCTATCGTTAACATTCACTGGGAGGTGAAAAAATTATGTCAGAAGAAATTTTAGAAAAATCAGCAGCAACTGGTTCAATCGTTTCAGGTGGAATTGGTGGAGTATCAACTCCTTCAGCAAACTTGGGACCTGCAGGTACAGCATCACCAGCCGATGGTGGCGGTATCTTAAACCCAGAACAATCTGCTCAATTTATCGAATATATTTTCGAACAACAAGTTCTTGCTCGTGATGGCCGCCGTGTAACAATGAGAGCCAACACTGCAGAATTAGAGAAGTTGAACGTTGGAGAACGTGTTATCCGTGCTGCTGCACAAGCAGACGCTACATACACCAACGCTGGTGTTACTTTCACAAAGGTTGAATTGTCTACAAAGAAAATTCGCCTTGATTGGGAAGTATCAACAGAAGCACTTGAAGACAACATCGAAGGTGCAGGATTAGAAGATCACTTAGTTCGCACAATGACTCGTGCATTTGCAAACGATCTTGAAGATCTTGCTATCAACGGAACAGGTTCAGGAACAAACTCCTTCCTTAACATTTTGGAAGGTTTCTATGTGAAAGAACAAACTGGTAACGATGTTGGAGGCGCATTTGGTACAGACGTTGAAGATTTGCAAGCATTAGTTCTTGCAATGCCACGTAAGTATCGTGCATCACGTGCAGCAATGAAGTTCTATGCTTCTAGCGAAACAGTAGCAGCGATCATTAATGGTCTCGGCTCAAGCGGTAACTTGCCTTCAGAAAGAATCGTAGAAAGAGTTATTGACGGTGTTGCACCACAAACATTAGGTGCTCCAATTCAATATCGCTTACTAGGTATTCCTTTGGTAGAA